GGCGCCGCTAGGCAGATTGATCGTGTACTGTTCGATCAGCGTCCCGCCGTTCGCAGCAGTTTTGATCAAGTCATCGTCCTTGGTAAGCCCCTCCACGGTCATGTCGATCTGCTTTTCACCGCTTTCTTCGAGCAGCCGGCGAAACCCGTCATCATCATCCGTAGTAACGTCGATCGGCTCATTGTTGATCGTGAAGTTCTTTGTGCGTACACCGGCAATGATAGTGCCGTCACGCTCGATCGTCAGTTTGCGGCCAACGTTTGCGACCATGGTCTACACCTCTTCCGTCGTAATGCGAAAACGAATAACGCCGTGCCTCGTTATTCCGTCTTGTTCCAAGATTGACTCTGCGTATTCGTAAATACAATCCACCGTATGGCGACCGTCTACGTCGAGCTCGTGCCGATTGAGCGCGTTGTAAATCTCGCGCTGAATATTCTTAGCCTCCAGCCTACCACGCTGCCTGCTCCATGCATGGATTGTTATTGTAGCCTCGCTGCCTACACTGTCGTCTGTGTCAAAATCAACAGCCGTATCATCGCCGATCACGACAAACGGGAACTTGGCCTTTTCATCGACATTCTGCGGCACATGGTCGTAAATGGCTGGGGCGTCGATCTCAACACCATCGGGCGTCACGCGGAAGGCTAGCAAATCATCCAGCGGCTGCCACGATTCGAGGCGATTGAAGATAGCAGTTTGTAGTGCGGCTGGGTTCACGTNGCCACCCCNTCAGTCGCTACGATCTGCAAAAATTCCTGGCGCTCATCCGGCGACCAGACCGCCTCAAGGTTGTACGCCTTACCGCGATACGTGATTCGCTTTTCAGTCGTCACGTCTTCCGCGAACCGCGTAAAAATTTCGTGGCTCACTTGGCTCTCTCGGCGCATCGACTCTAGCCGCTGCACCCCACTTGTCGGACGAATCCAACACCAGATCGAGCGCTCTCGCACCCACGTTGTATCCCATCCGCCCGCGCCATCGGGCGCGCTGTCTTTCTTTTGCAGCTCTGCCCGGTGGCGCATGCGGCCTGTCATTACATGAGGCGCGCTCGTGGTCATCGACTACGCCCCTGCCGTTGTGCCTGTTTGCGTGCGCGCTTGGCCATTTCCTTGCGATACTGCGGCCACCATTCCTGCTGGTAGATCGTAGGAATGCGAGGCCGATATTCCTCAATCGTCGGGTTAATGAACGGCTGCGCTGGCATCCTTACAGTGCCGAACTCCAGCAGGTGCCAGTGGTATCCGCTGCCCGTGCGCCCGCCGGACTTGTCCGCGTACACCTCTGCCTCGGCACGATCCGGCGCGCCCTGTGCACGACGTGACTTGACGGATCGCTTTAGATTACCGGTCTGCACAGGCGCGCGCTCACGCGCAGTGTCGCGGACCTGCCGAGCAACGCGCGTGACAGTCCGGCGCGCAATACGGCGCCCCTCTGCCGGAGACACGGTTTTCAGCGTCTCCTTCAGTTCTCGGATGCCTTCGATACGCAGCGCCTGTGTCATGCGTCTTCTTCCCACGCGATCAGCCGAAACGCCAGCGTGTACGAGCTGTTGCCTTGTACGCGCGTGATTCGCACGATATGCGGCGCGGTCATTGTGACCAGCACATCGTCCAGCGAGGCAACAGACGATATGCGGCCCGCCCCTGGCGTGCTGCCAACGTCTATGGCGTCCTCTTCGCGCAGCGTCAGCGTTCCTGACGGTGTAACGTCTGCGTACACATCCGTTTGCACCGTCTCGACACCGTTATCCCGCATCGTGTCCTTGGTGATTTCGGTTCCGCCCGTGAACCCATCGGGAGCGCGCAGCAACTCGATTTCGTAGGCGTTTTCCGTCAGTCGGAACGACTCGGAAAACACAATCAGCTCACGCCCTTCCGGTACGTCGATACCGAACGAAAACACCTCTTGATCTACGCCCACTTGCGCGTGCGTAAACTTGGTTGCGCCGTTTCGGAACGTCTGCCATTGCACATCATAGGTTTGCTTAAAGCGTAACCACTCAGCAACGTCGACCACATCGCCATTGCGAGTGCGCCATATCCCCAGGTGCGACCGATCATTGGGCGTAATCATCACCGCACCCTCAGATTATCAAGCGCGCGCTCGAAATGGGTAAGCTGCGTCTGGATGGTCCCGATGACCGTGCCCTCGCGATCTCGGTACATCTCCCCCACGCGCATACGCAGCCATTGGCGAACGAGCATCGGAACGTCGTCGGCACTTTCGTACCCTGCAACGTACTCAACGCGGAACGTATCCGGGCCGCCTTTGATGTCATTCGGCCAAGAGTCACGCAACCAGAACCCGTCGCGCTTGGGCCAGATCAGCCCAGGCTCTGCGAGCAAATCAGACTCGTACTCTGATGCGTCGATGGTGGTCAACTCATCATCGAGATTGCGATACTCGACAGATTCCACCGAGATGATAGGAGGGCCGGGGAGGTAAATTTTACTTGGCGGCAGGTCGTCCAAGGTCAGGCGCAGAGTGCGCTTCGCCAACGACCGCCCAAGCCACCCGCGCGGGGTGTCGATCTCATCCACTGCGGCCTGCGCCAACTCCATGAGGTAAGCATCTTCGTCGTCATGGTCGATGCGCAGGTGCAGCTTCAGGTCGTCCAGGTCAAGAACATCCTCTGTCGGCGCTTCGACAACCGCAAGCCGCCCCACCTGCCTGTACCGCGCGGGCGTCCAGTACGTATAGGAATGATGAGTGATCATCTGTCATCCTGCGGCCATTGCGGTTCGTGCATCGTTTTCTGCGACGCGCGGCGCTTCGGCGCGTCTCGCTCCTTGAGACACCCTGCACGCCTGAGGCGATCACGCTGTTCAGCGGTGTGCGGCGCGAACTCCGATCCAACCGGGTAACGCTTACCCGTCACGGAGTCCACGCACTCGCTCACCACATCATGGACAGCGATACGCCCCATGCCTTACCCCTTGTACCGGCCTTCGCCGAGGAATACAGCCGCACTGGTAGCCGCGTCCGAAAGCCCGTCAAGCTGAACCGCAACAGCGGTCTTGCCATCATCAAGCCCGTTGACATACTGCGTGAACGCGCCCGCCGCCTGGTCACCTTCGTCGACCGTCAGCTCGAATGCGTCGCCAAGGTCTTCGGCGTTGTCGCCGTCCTCGTTGTCCGCCTGTCGCATCTGCACAGTGACGGTACCACCAGCGGTGCTTTCAGCAGATTGCACGTGTACCAGCACCTGCCGGAAATCGGACACGCTGACAAACGGGCTGGTGTCCTGGGTATCGTCGGCGCTGATTGCGCCGACAACCCCGTCAAGATGATCGCTAAGCCGACCGTGAGAAACAATTGCCATCGTCGTTACTCCTGTATGTTAATCAGTAGATCAGCTCGGCACGTCCAGCAGGACAAACGGGCTTTGGGTCTCGCCGTTGTCCTTCTTGATCGGCGCGTGCATCCAGCTCTGACCGTCCACGTTCCAAAACGCCTTGATCACGGTCTTGTTGCTCTTGAAGTGCACATGCTCAGAAGCCGCAACGAACGGGCCACTACCGTCCTTGATCAGGTAGTAGCTCAGGTCAACAAGCGAGATGTCGCCCTTGTCGCCTAGCGTCCGACCGCGCTCAACGATCACCACCGGATAGCCGAGTAGGGTCGGCGGAATGCCCGCGTTCGCCTGGCCGTCGCCCCAGATCAGGTGACCCTCCGGCGAGGTAATGCCACGGAGCTGCTTCACCACCCGGCGAGTGACAACCCAGACCGGCTGCGCCCCAGCCAGAGCCGAGATTCCATCTCGATGATGTCCTCGTAGCTGATCTGGTTTGCCGTTTCGCGGTTGACGTTGATGGCACACGGCGCCTGGATAAACCCGCGCGGCTTGCCGACACCATCGCCGTTAATGAACGCGTCATCCTCAGCCGACATGATCGCCTGCTGAAGCAACCCGGAGATCATCGAGCCAGCGGCCTGCCAGTTCCGAAGCAGCTTATCCGTCACCAGTACGTGCGCCGCGACTTCCTGGGGCGTCAGGGTGACTTCCCGGATCTTCGTGTCGGTCTCGGGCTTCTCGGAACCCTCGCCAATCCAGTTAACCTCGACGCCGCCATACAGGTTAGCGTCTTCGGATTGATCGAGACTCGGCATACTGATCGACGCGTCGGGCGGACTGCCCGCCGGAATGACGCGAGCGCGAGGCCGCACACCAGCCTGGAAGGTGTCGACCCGCAGCATTTCATCGACGAACTGACGCGGCACAGCGAACCCGCCGGAACCGCCGTCGTCCATGCGCTGCTCGCCGCGCATATCCGGCTCGTGGAACTCAAGGCGCTGATCGTTCGGCTTGAATCGCACAGCATGCATGAACTCGCCAAACGACTCGAAATCCTTGACAGCTTCAGGGCCGGGGATGCCGCCGCCACCGCCGCCCATAAGCTGCTGCTGTCCGGCGATAGTGCCTTCGCGCTCGTTCAGTTTGCCTTGGATTCTCTCGGCCTTTTCGCCGCGCTCGATCTGCTGATCCAACTTGCTGAAGCTCGCTTCAAGCTGGTCAAACTCCTCGGCTTGCTCATCGGTCAGGCCATCGGATTCCGCAGCATCCATAATGGTCTGCATGCGCTTGGCGGTTTCGCTTCGCTTCTCGCGGAGTGCTTCAAGGTCCATAGTCTTGCTCCATCACCTTAAGGTTAAGCCGGTGCACCGGATTTGGTGGTCGCCATGCGGGCAGCCAGTGCCCTGCGTGAATAGCGATTCTTGTCACCGCGTCCGGCGGATTGGCGGCTGCCAACATACCGGGCGACGGTTTCGTCATACGTTGCGATTCGGTCAACCATGCCCGCACGCAGCGCAGCCTGCGCCGAGAGCATGCGGCCTTGGCCGTACTTGTCTTCGACTTCATCAACCGAGACGCCGCGCCCTTCTGCGACAGCATCGACAAACGAACGGTACGCTTCGTCAACACGGGACTGAATGTGATCGCGCGCCTCTTCGTCTAGCGGCTCGTAGGGATTGCCTTCGGCCTTGTACTTACCGGCGCTGATGATCGTCTCGGTGATGCCTTCCGCTTCAAGGCGGCGACTGATGTCTTCATGGATGGCAATCACGCCAATCGAACCCACATCGCCGCCGGGCGTTACCGCGATCTCGGTTGCCTGCGACGCCACCCAATACGCGGCGCTTGCAGCAACAGAGTCAACTTGTGCGATCACGGTCTTGCGCTCTTTCGCCGCAATCACCTTGGAAGCCAGTTCACGCGTTCCGTAGACAGCGCCGCCAGGGGAGTCGATGTGGAGGATGATCTGCTTGACTTCTTCATCTGCGGCAGCGGCGTCAATGGCCGCGCCCACCTGCTCAGTGCTGACGCCACCACTCATTTGATCGATCATCCCGGCGCGCTGGAACATGACTCCATGCATTGGGATAACAGCAGTGGCACCCGGCGTCTCGCGCATCGTTTCAGCGCGCTTGTCAGAGATGCGGGCCGCCACCTCGCCCGGAGTGTAGTGGCCGCCGCTCGCCTTGAACGCCAGGAACTCAGCGATGGCTTTGCCTTTCGCTTCGTCAATCGCCCACGGTTGCCCGGCTGCCGCTTGGATAATCCGTTCGTATTCCATGCGTCCCCAAAACGAAAAACGCCCGTTTTTTCAAAAAGGGAGCGGGCGCTGTTGGTTACAGTAACCCTACTGACTCGACGTTAGCGGTATATTATCAGGGTGTCAACCCATTAGCTTCCTGTCAATCTTCCGCCGTTCGTTCGCGTGGCTGAGCGCCACCAGAATCCAAAATGGAATCCAGAGCCCCACGGTGATCACCGACAGAAGCAAGTGCAGTACGTGCGACGTGCGGTGATCGTTTCGTTTGGCGATCAGGTATTCATTGTTGGGATTCATGTGGGACCCCATGCTCTTCTTCCCACTCGGCTTGCGTGATGTTGTTCAGGTCTTCCAACCCGCGCACCTCGTTGCGCAGCATCCAACCCGTCTCAGGGTCTAGCGCCCGCTCATAGACGTTGGCCCGCGTCTCGGTATCTGCCCTCAACAACGCATTGACATTATGCTTGAGATAAAACCCCTGCTCGCGCTCGCGGCGCGTCAGCATNTTGCGATTGAGCTCCTGTTCCCAGCGTTGCAGCCACGGCTCTAGCGTGTAGCGGACAAACCCGAGTGACTGCTGCGCGATGCCGGTGCCCCAAGACGTATCTTTGGCGTGCGACTGCAACATGAACAGCGGGATGCGATACAGGCGCGCGATCTCCTCTGTCTGAAACTCGCGACTGCTGATGAACTGAGCGTCCTCGGGCGGGATCGTAACCTGCTGGAAATCCATCCCTTCTTCGAGGATTTTCAGGCGGTGTGCGTTATCGAGACCGCCTTGCCTTTCCATGCTTTCCTTGATGTTCCGCTGCGCTTCCTCGCTCAATCGTCCGGGGTGTTTGAGGTAACCGCCCGACTTCATGTCATTGCTGAAAAATTTGGCGCCGAACTCCTCCATCGCCAGCCCAAGCCCTACGGCCTGGCGCGCCATCCAGATCGGGGAGTACCCGACCAGCCCGTCAAACCCAAGCGCCGGGATGTGCAGCACCCTGTCTGCCGGGAGCGTCACATGCCGTCCATCCACGTTCGTGCGGTACTGGTGCGTCTGCCGCTCGCGATCACGCTCAACAACCGTGCGGTCAGGGAGCAGCGGGAACAGGTCTACAGGCTCGCCACCGTTCGTGCGCCCGATCTCGGCGTAAGCGTTACCCCACAACAGCGCGTGAGACTGCGCCGTGTTGCGCAGCGTGAACGCCGTCATGAACTCGTTTGGCGCGGCGTTCAGCGCGTGCACAAGGCGATGGTCCGGCTGCTGAATATGCTGATCGCCTTCGCGCTTGTAAACATCAATCGGGAGCTGTGCCAGCGCGTCAGAGATAATCCCCACGGCGGCGTACACCACGGGGAGGTGCAGCGCCTGGTACTCGTTGACCTGCGTGCCTGCGTGCGTGGTGGGCGCAATGGCCTTGAGAAGCCAGTGTGAATCACTGGATACACCCGTGCTACCACCACCGAATAGCGATGCTGTAAAACTCATTGACTGCCCCCGTCACGCGCCCGTGCAATACCGCGTAGGACACCCGCCGCCAACAGCAGCGCCCCCGCCACGATGTAACCTGATGGCTGGTGGATTAGCCACGTGCCCACGCTGATCCCGCAAGCGCCTAGAATAACTAGGCCGTCTTCGATGTTCATAGCTCAATCACTCCCCTCTCCTCGTAGACGCTCGGCCCCTCGACCTCTTCGCGCTGTGCGATGCCCAGCGCCATGGCGAGCGCTACCATGCCGTCAATTCTACCATTGGCCTTGGACTTATCCAGCTTACGATTGCCCGCCGGGTCGTTCGTCGATACGGCGTTGGCCGCGCACATAGTCAGCACCGGGTGCATGCCGTGCGCGATGCGACCGTTCAGCAACTCTGATTCCACTGTATCAAGCGCGGGCGCCATGTCTTTATACCCCTGCCCGAACGGGATCAGGGGCAACTCTATGCCTTGCTCGGCTAGCTCTTTTTGCATGACATCCATGCGCCAGCGGTCATAAGCGATTCCGTTCACGGTGCAGTCGCCCAGGATTTCGCCAATATGCGCCGCCACCCATTCGTAATCGACAGTTGCCCCGGGTGTGGCCGTCAAATATCCTTCGCGCTCCCACACATCATACGGCACGCGGTCCCGCTTGGCGCGATCACGCAACCCCTCCTCCGGCGTCCAGAAGTGCGGCTGCACTTGCCAGATACCCTCCGCATTCTCCCAGATCAGAACCAACGCGGTT